TCTGGGTCAAACAAATTTGCCATAATTAACGCCACGAATGAATGAAGTTACTACCCGTTTTGGGTACAAAAGGTCGCTTCTTCGGCTTATTCTGCACGTTTTCACTAGGTTTTTCACTAGGTTCTTCATCCAGTCGATCAGCCAAAGCATTGACATTGAGCCCTATAATAGCATAAGCAGCGTATGCGTACACAAGACAGTCTAATGCTTCATTTCGTGGGCGTATCTTCTCGTAAATACGGCGTTTGAAGCCTTTTTGGTACTTAGTGACCACTTTTTCGGCTGTTAATTGCTTGAAATACTCGTCTTCTAGCCCGTCGGAGAAGTGTACATAACCTCCACCGGGTTCGTTTACACGCAAACGAGCAAAGATCAAATCCTTAGCTGTGTCTACCCCAACACTGAATAATGGGCATTTTGCGACGTTATTTCGGCTAGGACGGCTAGAAATTGGTTTACCTTCCCCACCTACACCTTTGATTGCAAAGACTTTTCGCCCTGCATTTCGCTTAACATACGCATAAACCGAGTTGGTAAAGTGACCGCCAGAGTCAATCGCAGCTGCACGTATAGCGATCTTACGACCTGACTCTGTTTCGTACTGCGCGAATAGGTGAGTATCCAGTGCAGTCCACAGTTGCGGGGTGGACGGATCGCCGTAAAGGGTGATGTGTTTGTACACATAAAGCTCTTCGCCTCTACCCATACCGACAATCGACAACTCAAGTCGGTTATCCTGCACGTCCACACCTGCGAATAGGGTAGCTGCGTCATCTGGCACTGCTTCCATAGGTTCACGGCGCTCGGCTAGACCATGCTCGTCGATTTGCTCACCTGCCTCTTCCCAAGTCTCAGCCAAAGAGACGTTGACGAACGACTGGAGGTCATTTGTCGCCTTTTTCTCTAGGAACGACCTGACAATATCGGACCATCGGCGAAATGCAGAGTAAAGTTCGCTCAAATGGTAACTAGCATGGCCCGTAAACGGCCTTTTGGCGATCCAACGACCGCTTCTAAGTGCTACACGCTTCTGTGCGTCATCGATTTCACACCCACATTCCTGACATACGTAACGGGCAGTATGCGGTAAATGCTCGCCCTGATTGTTCTTATCCCACATGACATTGGACCATTTCAGGTCAATTTCACTGTGACAGTGAGGGCATGGGATGTGAAAACGGCGTTGATCCCCGTTTTCGAAGCTAGATTCGACGAAACTAGAGCCTTTTCGCGTTGGAGTAGAGGTTACAAGCAGTTTTCGCTGTGATCCGAACGTAGCAGCACGTTGCCAGAGTAGCGATACTGGGTGACCCTCTGCTGTGTACTCGTATCCGTCAACTTCGTCACAGTAGATGATCGGTGCGGAACGCCCACGCATGGTACGAGGCGAACCTGACCATGAGAACATCAAGAATCCGCCTGGGTACGATTTCATTGTCTGGTTGTTCACGCCTTCACGTGATCTAGGCTTCGCAATGACGTTGTTCAACGCCTCGTTACTATCGACCATAGGGTTAAACTTGGTCTCAAGCCATGTGTGCAAGTCGCCTTGACTCGGTTGCATCATCATCTGGCTAACAGGGTTATGGGCTATGTAGTAACCCATCGCGCAGTTAAGCAGCTGTGTTTTACCAGTTTGGGCTCCCCACATTAGCGTGACTCGCTCAACAGACGGGTCTGCCATCATGTTCAACGGCTCAACTTGGTAAGGTGCGTTGGCGAAACGTAATGAACCAGGTATGGCGTTACCGAGCGGTATTTTTATGTTCGCTTCTGCCCATTCAGCAGGTGTGTAATCACGTGGAGGGCGTAAGAACTCAATGGCGCTTTTCCAAACGCGGTTAAAACCATCGGGGTTACTGAAGTCATTACTCATCCTCTTCTTCCTCCGTATCGAAGGAGTCCCAGTTAGCAAGCCCTTCAAGAGCTTCGGTGATTTCCTGCTTTAGGACCTGTTTAATGACCTCTTCATCGGTCTCTCCGACCAACTGCATCGAGGTACGATCAGGTATTTTGAGCATACTAGAACGGAGAATCGCAAAGCTGTTCGATAGTTTCTTCTCAACGTCGCTGAGTTCTATCACGTCGCCTTTGCGTTTAGCCAATATGATCTCTTGTAAGCCCGCCTCTGCTGACAGTTTACGGCGCTTGGCCTCATCTGCTGTCATCAGGTCGGTGTTTCCGACGGCTTGGTTTACGGCGCGTGACTCCAACCAGGTCACAACGTCCTTCATGATGAACTGGTGACCGCCCTTTTCGCCGGGCCTTGCTTTCTTGTGGATTGGTAGTCCGGCTTTCAGCCAGTCGCTTATCGTTCCTCGGTGAACACCGAGCAGAGCACCTAGCTCAGTCGAGTTTACAAGTTTCATAGCTTCCCTCTGTCCCTGTTTGAAAATGGGTGTGCGACGCACCAGTCGGGACTCTGGCATTAGGTGATCAGCCCCGCCGCACGTTAAGAATCCTACGCGCGTGCGCGAGGGAGATCAAGTCGAATTTTAAAATGTCGTGGTAACCAAATGATATTGCAGAATTTTTTTGCGGAGGTTCGAATCCACCCGCCCTGACCGGCCGGGAAAGGACCCGTTGAAGCACGGCAGTGACGTGCTACTCTGAAACCCCCGTGGGCTCTAGCTTTGATCTAGCACGTTAGTCCCCACTAACCCCGAAAGCCAATAAAATCGTTGAATTCGGCCGGGTTCGACCAGGTTCGGCAAAATTCCGGCTATTTCTGCCAGGTTCGGCCAGGTTCGGCCGGGTTCGGAATGATTGAAAGTGAAAGGCGGGCCAGGTTCGGCCAGGTTCGCCGTTTTCTTTTGTTATAGATAGGCGGTCGGGTTGCGTAAAAATATTTTAATTGTCGCATTGTGTTTAGTGTCGCAATGTGTTTATAATAACTTATCAACTAAACAAGAGGTTTAAATTAATGTCTAACTTATTTGACCACCTACTAATTGCGCTTTTATCAATCCTACTTGTAGCCATCCTATCAATGGTTATTACTGGGGCTCTTATGGGGGCCGGTATTGTCGGCGCTATCGGCTATACAATTATTGGCTACTCTCTAATTGTTCTTATCTGTTCAACCATGGTTGCAATGGTTTTTGAATCATTCGCTTATTAATAAAGGGGCTAGCACTATGAAAACACTTATTAATCTAATCGGCGGCGCGCTTGTATTGATCGGCGGGGCTATGGGTTTGCAAGTAATTGCGAATATTGAAACGGCTATTCCTACACTTGAGCCGCTTGCTTTCGCTTGCACTGGGTTTTTTATCCTAGTTATTACAAACATTAAAGGGGCTTAGTTATGTTTATTGAAATTACTGAAGAGGCTTTTCTATCTATGTTCAACAATTCCGGCGCGATTGTTAGCCAGGAAAGAAAAAACGGCGCGCTTGTTTCAACATACGCCGCCGACGGCATGGAATTGCAAGAAATAACAAATTATTACAGTAAACCGATTACTCAATACTATCTAAAAGACATTAACGCATAAGAGGGTTTAACCATGACTAGAACAGAATTTTTAATGTTATGTGACGAATTCACAATTTATCCAGGTATTGCGCTCGAATGCGAGGAAGTTTGCAAGGCGCTTTTAGAATCTAAACAAGACCAATCGAAAAACAATTTAGTGCGCGAAGCGCTAGAAAATAACTTTTAAGAGGTGCTAATTATGAAAACGGAACTTACTCAATCGATCCGCAAATTTGCCGACAATACAACGCCTTTTTTGGTCGCTGAATTACAAAATACAGGCATAGAAATTAGACTTTATTGGACCAAACCAGGGCGCAACGGCGTGCAGTGTGTAGCAATGGTTTGGGGTCCATACAATGAAGAGACAGAAACCTGTTTTATTGGTCACTATCGCACGACCGGCGGCGGGTACGATAAAGAAGACCACGCGCTAAGCGCAGTATTTAATCATTTAGGGATTAAACCGGCCGGAATGAATTTGGGCGCTGAATCAATCCCGTGGTGTTACAAAATCGGCGGTAATTTTTACCGCGTGCCAAGTAACGCACTTGAGGTGATCTGATTATGACCTCATCATTTGAACTTAAGATTAGTGATCAACCCGAAAAAATATATCAATTTGATGATGTTTATCAATTAACCGATTTTCTGGGTTATTACTACCCTGATGCAATAGACCAGGCGCGCAAAGATTGGAATATTCTATCTTTTGACGACTGGTATCAAAAAACTGAATTATTGATTAGGGCGCTATCTACCGCCGCGCTGACTAGCCAAGATGATATTTTTGACCAGTTAAGCGAAAAATTAGACGATTTAAATAATCTATATCCGCATTACGTTGAACAAATAAAACAGAGAAAAGAGGGGCTTAACCATGATTAGACCAATTGAATCAGATCAGCGCTATACAATATCAAGAGAGTTTTGCGGATATGAAAGTCCGCGCTATGTTTTGCGGTTTTGCGGCGACTGGGTAGACCAGTTCAAAACCCATGAAGCCGCGATAAATCGCGCCGTTGGATTATGCGCCGAAAGGCGCGCAGCGCTTATAATTGAGGCCGTTGAATAATGTACGGGGAAAACAGTATCATTCTGCAAATAGCTGCACCCCTAGTGATGATCGGGCTTTATTATTTCATAGACCCGCAGCAATAAGGCCACCCCAGAAAACCCGGTATTTATGCCGGGTTTTTTATTGCCCGCGATAAATGCGACCCATAGCAACCCCGCCGCTATAGTATCCCCAGCACATGACCCCCTCAGCTCCTTTCTAAGCGCTTTTCAATATCGACCCTGTATAACCCTACAGCCTCATTTTTCGACCCATCTAACCAGGTCGCAGCGCCTCTGAAGCCCTATCTCATACCCGAAAAAACCCTAATAAAATCAATAACTTAGCTTTTTTACGTTTTTTACGCCTCTGAAACGAGATTTTGGGCCAAAATCGGAGGTGTATGGGATAGCTTTTATTTTCGAAAAAATTCGACACTCACTGGCTCGTGAGAGGGGCCGAAAAAACCAAAAACATTTTTTACAGCCCCCCACTCAAATGGATAGGCCATATAGTGATTTAGCGCTACACCCCAACCCGTAAATTAGGCTAGTGATTCGCTACTCACAAATAGACTGGTTACAAGTGCCAACTACAACACTACCGTCTACCCACTAAATAGCTCAACTGAGATGATTTATGACTAGACTAATGCGTTGGTA